AGCTGCAAAACTAGAACAGCCAATGACATTAGTAAACGGTGTACACGATTTCACATACATTGAGGATGTGGTCAGTGCAGTACAATACGTGTTTAGTACCGGGCATGCCTTTTCTGGACAAGTGTATAACATATGTAATTCGGAACAATACACAAACTTTGAAATACATTTTATGTTTGAATTGTTATCACAAAAAGAGCTTCCAGTTACCAGAGATGAAAAATGGGTAACTCCTAAAATATGGACCGGTGATAATACTTTGTTCAGGCAGACATTTAATTGGGCACCTAAATATACAATTTATGATGGCATACAGGAATTTTTAGAACATGGCGTATATGAGTAAATTACAAAAGCGTGTAGTAGATATCAGCTACAATCAAAATTTAGGGCATCTAAGTTCTACACTCAGTGCTGTAGATATCATAGACGACATTTATTACAAAATGTCCAAAGACGACCTGTTTATTTTGAGCAGTGGGCATGCAGCACTTGCATGGTATGTTGTTCTAGAAAAGTATAAAAATTTAGATGCTGAAATGTTGTTTGAAAAACACGGAGTACACCCACACAGAAATGTAGACGATGGCATTGAAGTAAGCACCGGCAGCTTAGGCATGGGTATCACTGTTGCTGTTGGTCACGCACTTGCAAATCCAGATAGAACAGTGTGGTGCTTGATTAGCGACGGCGAGTGCGGCGAAGGCTCAGTGTGGGAAGCATTGAGATTTATACATGAGCGCGATATAAAAAATATTAAGATTGTGGTAAATGTCAATGGTATGATAGCATACGATTTTATTGATGTTGAATATTTACAAAAGAGATTGAAAGCATTTTTGCCAGATATACAAATTAAAAATTCAGTACCGCCAAGTTTACCTAATGCAGAAGGTATACTAACACACTACTATGTACTAAAGCCTGAGGATTATAAAGAGATATGCGAAACTTATTCGGAAAATTAATTGCAGATGCAATGACACAAGATGAACGTATCTGGTTGCTGAGTGGCGATTTAGGCTTCGGTGTGTTGAACGAAGCAAGAGAGCGCCACCCGGAACGTTTTGCAAACGTTGGTGCAGCTGAACAATTAATGATAGGGGCTGCTGTGGGCTTATCGCAAGCAGGCAAAATACCTGTTGTGTACTCTATTACTCCTTTTACTATTTTTAGACCTTACGAATTTTTACGCAACTACTTAGATCACGAGAACACACCTGTGAAGTTAGTAGGAGCAGGCAGAGACAGAGATTATGGACATTTAGGATTTAGTCATTGGGCAGATGATGCTACAAGGGCATTAGATGTATTTAAAAACATTGAACAATTTTTACCCGAAACCAAGGAGGATCTACAAGCAGGATGGGAAGGTTGGCTGTACGGAGATAGCCCTAGCTTCCTTAGTTTGAGGAGAGTTGTATGACAGAATGTAGGGTGTGTAATTCACTAGTAAACAAAAAACTAGAACTAATGGGCGTACCTAAAGATGTACAACACTTGCTATCTGAAATAGATAATACAAAAACATATACAACTAATATTGAAATTTATGAATGTAAAGGGTGCGGCCTTGTTCAAGCACCGTTTAACTTAAACAATGATTACTATGAAGATTACTTAATGAGTACAACATTCAGTGATCAACTAACAGAATATTTAGATGGATTAGCAGAAGAACTTGTTACCAAATTTAATTTAAAAGGTGCAAGCGTATTAGATGTAGGCGCAGGTGACGGAGCATTCATGTTACCGTTTCAGCGTAGGGGACTCAACGTCGAAGGAATTGAGCCCAGTGAAAAAAGTAGGAAGGAAGCGGAAAAACTATACCTTCGGGTTTATCCTGGGTACATGGATAGCAATACAAAACTACCTAATATGTATGATGTATTTGTTACCAGACAAGTGTTCGAACACGTTGATGACATAACAGGAATGTTCAATGGAATCAAAAAGCATTTAAAACCAGGTGGTCTTGATTAATAGAAGTACCTAGTTTAGAAAAAGCACTCAAAGACGATCGCTTTTATGATTTCTTCCCAGATCACGTAAATTATTTCACATTAAAAACTTTAACAACTGCATGTGAACTAAACGGATTTGATGTGATTGAAGCTAAACACACAATGTTCGATGAATACAACACTGTGATTATTCAACACAGGCAACCTGTTAGTTTTGACAGTTTAGTTCAATCTCGTATTAACCTTGTAGAAAATATTAATAGTTTAGGACAAGAACTTGCACAAAACAATGAAACGTTTGCAATATGGGGTGCTGGAGCAAAAGGACTGAGTATCATGGGATTGCTAGAGCAACAGAATTTAACATATGTTATAGACAGTGACCCAAACAAAATAAACAGGTTTATACCGGCAACCAAAAAGCAAGTACTATCTACAGATATATTACTAACTAGTAAAGTTGACAATGTATTAATAAGTGCTATTGCTTATCAAAATGCCATCATAAAAAAATTAAAAGAAAAATATAATTACGCAGGCACAGTGTGGATTATAAAAAACGATGAAATAGTGAAATTAGAACAATGAAAAGAGTAGTTTATATCACAGGCTGTTTAGGATTCATAGGTTATCATGTAACTAAATCTTGCTTGGAAAAAGGTTGGTATGTGCGCGGCATTGATAAAGGCACATACGCAGCTAACTGGAATCTTTTGCCAGAATTGAAAAAATACAAAAACTTTGAGTTTGAAGAGAAAGATATAAACGATCTAGATGTACTATACGATTGTGATTATTTTATCAACACTGCTGCAGAAACTCACGTGGACAACAGTATTGTTAGCAGCAAAGAGTTTGTGGACAGCAACATCAGCGGAGTACACCACATACTGGAACTTATTCGCAGACACAGTCGCAAGCGTATGCCTGTGTTTATGCATTTTAGCACAGACGAAGTATACGGCGACATTGTAGAAGGCAAACACTTTGAAGAAGATTTACTGAAACCTAGTAATCCATATAGTGCAACAAAGGCCGCGGCCGACATGCTCATTATTGCATGGGCTAGAACCTACAAAGTACCTTACGTGATTTTACGCCCTACTAACAACTATGGTATTGGACAATACACTGAAAAGTTTATTCCACATGCTATAAAGTATTTGTCTTTGGGCAAGAAAGTGTTGTTGCACGATAAAGGAAAGCCGCGCAGAACATGGCTCCATGCCAGCGATACTGCATCAGCTGTTATTAAACTGATAGATGCAAATATACAGTATGGCGTATATAACTTATCTGGTAATTATGAAGACTCTAATATTAATGTTGCTAGAAAAATAATCAAACTGTTAGGCTTGCACAAAGTTGATGAGGCTGAATTGCTAGACACAACTGTGCAACGCCCGGGGCAAGATGTTAGATATGCAATAAGTGACAACAAAATGAAATCATTAGATTGGGCACCTGTGGCTAAATTCGATGCAGAATTGAAGAAAATTGTAAAGTACTATAAAAACACATTTATTTGGTAAGTTGACCTTTAGTTCGAGGAATGTTATAATACATATATGAAAAATTATCTAGTTGGTAGTGTAAGACCAGTCATAAAACAATGGGGTTCCTGGAAAGGCGGTGGCGATAATGCTAATGCAGACCTCGATTTTATATCATATGAAAACATGTACAGTATTAGCCGGGCCAGTGCTGAACAATTTTTAGCCGGGGACTGGGAGGAAATAAAAACAGTATCTCCTGTTTTAGACGCAAGACTGTTTCAAATAGCACAGTGGTATACTGTGAGAGAATTGTGGTTCAGAGAGCCATGCAATATTTTGTGCATGGGGTCTGACACACTGTTTGTAAAGCCAGTGGAAATATTTGATCAATACAATGACATGATGTTGTTTAACTATACTGATCCACAAACCCATCCTGAATTCAAACATTACCTTAACGACGATGTAAGATATTTTCCCGCAAACATGAATCCTAGCGTATGGGAGTTAGGGGAAAGACTATTCGAGCAGTGGTTCACACACAGTGAATCAGATTGGGCGTGGGGTCAACTAGTACACAACCACATGTTTTGGAGTCAGTATCCTAACGAAAAAAACAGCGATACAAATCCTAATCCACTGATAGATCCCAGTTTGGTATTTCAATATTTGCCATACTCAAAAGAAGCAGTAGAAAGTTTTAACAGTTGTAAATTCGAAGATGCAAAAATTTTGCATTTTCACGGCAGTAGGAATCAGGAAAATAGATTAGCAGCAATGAGAGATATTGCCACAGATTTAAATATCTCTTTTGAACAAAAAGAAGAGGTATTACTATTATAAATTTGCATTGGCGCCAAGCAAATTGTTTGTTGGTACAGTCATTGAGTTCTCCTGAACTATGTAGCGTATACTAAGAGGGACGCAAAAAAACTGTGCTAGACTCACGTAGTGCTGTCCAACAAATATATTTAATAAACTTTGTAAAAAACAGTTCAAAATGTATAAATTTTAGATCAAAATAGGTATAAAACACTATGTTAATAGAAAAATCAATAAAATTAAACGAAGTAATCACAATCAAACTCACAACAGGCGAAGAACTGATTGCTCGTTATCAGGGTGAGGAGAGCTCTTCATTGAACATTACTAAACCTATAGTGCTTGCAGCTGGTGCTCAAGGTGTCGGTATGGTTCCGTGGCTTATGAGCGGGTTGCCAGATACCATTTCTATAAATAAAGACATAGTAATTACACACTGCTCTACACAGAAAGAAATTGCTGACCAGTATATCCAAGCAACCACAGACATCAAACTTGCATGACACTTATAACACGTTTTTTAAAGAATATAACTTTAGGGGATGATATGAGAAAATTGTCTATTTTTTCTTTAGGAATTGCCGTAGGCATCATGTTTGTCTATGGCACTGTTTCATTATTTACTGTACAGCATGACGAACCTAAAACAGCGTTGCCTATAAACATTGTATTTGAGTTTCCTGACCCGTCGCCTGCTATAGATTTTGCAGAACTAGAGTGTTTAGCAAAAAACATATATTTCGAGGCCAGAGGCGAACCGTTAGACGGACAAGTTGCAGTTTCTCAGGTTGTACTGAACAGAGTAAACAGTCCTAATTTTCCAAATGATATTTGTGGTGTAATCTATCAAGGTCCTATATCAGATTGGTTTTTACAAGAGCATGACAGAATTGTACCCTTAAGACATAGGTGCCAATTTAGTTGGTGGTGTGACGGTAGAAGTGACGAGCCCCGAGACATGTGGGCATGGGGGCGGGCAATGACTATAGCCGCTGCTGTACTCAGAGGAGAAACAGAGGATAACACAAATGGAGCAATGTGGTATCATGCTACATCTGTAGATCCTAATTGGCAACTACAACAGATAGGCACTATAGGTAACCATCTGTTTTACGCAGATTATAATTATGATAATATACAAAGGAATTGATGCTAAAGTAACTATTTTAACCTATCCTAAAGTTGGGTCTTCAACAATAGATGATATTGTAGAACATCACAAAAGCACATGGGAAGTCTATAAACATGATCAAGTAATCAATCCAAAAACAGTAGCAGAAATGGTGCCTGCTGATCACACTGTGTATTTTTTGTACCGAGATCCATTAGATCGCTACATCACAGGTTTTACATTTTATATTCTAGCAATGAGTGATTTTTTTTCAGGTTTTGAGGACCAGCTAGAGTTTGACAATACTGAATGGTTTTACCATTTTGTAGCAAACATTTTTGCTGTGTCGAAATATAATTTTAATTTAGATTATCACTGTAATAGAAAATTATTAGAATTAGTAGCAGTACAATCATTGTTGTGTCAAACCAACAAAGAAATACATGTGGTTAATTTGAATAATTTAGATCAGTTACTAACAGATACGTTTGGTTCAGCATACACAACAAGAGCAAACGAAACCAGCACAGGATGGAGCGATCAAAAGAACTGGAGGTCCAGCCAGGCACCTGCTTTTAGAAAAATCTTTAAAGATGTTATCGAAACCGAATTAAAAACTAAAAACAGACAAGAATGGGCTAACTATCTAGATAAATTTTTATCAGTTGACCAAGATATTTACAATTTTTTTGAAAGTTTGCCAAGTTCTACAATAAACAGTAATTTGATAGAAGAACTATTAAAAATTTTATCAGATAAGTTCAAAGATGACTATGGTTATTTTAAAACTGGGGAACGATATTGTGACACTTCAACTACAGGTTATAACAATAGTTACACAGATATTTTATATAACTGGGCGTTAGAAGAAAAAAATAGTAACATATTTAAACAGGTTTACAAAATTGCACACACAGATGCAGTCAACAACACGTTATTTGCATTCGATTCTTTGACTCGGTTATCCGAACATCGCGATGAGTAGTTAAAATCTGGGATAGATAAATATTCGTACAGGTACACAAAGGAGACAACATGTACGAATATAGAGTAAAAATTATAAAAGTCGTTGACGGAGACACAGTAGATGTCGACATAGATTTAGGGTTTGGTGTTTGGTTAAAAGACGAAAGAGTAAGAATGATGGGCATAGACACGCCCGAAAGTAGGACTAGGGACAAGATTGAAAAACAGTTTGGACTGGCAGCCAAAACAAGACTAAAAGAATTACT